AGGAGGAGCAGACGGGTACTGGTGCCCAGCTGCTAAACGAATCAACTAAGTAAACATTAGGGGGCTGTGATTAATCAGAGCCCCTTTTTTTGAGGAATGTATGGATAAGCATCATGGCTGGTTCGAAGATCCAGTATTTGAAGGCGAAGTAATTGTTGACCATGGAAACAAAGCATATGACTATTATAAATCAATAGGTATGTTTCCAAAGAGTAGACGACAAGTCAGTGTACTTGTTCCGGAAGCATTGAAAGATCGAGAAGATTGTTACTATGCTATATGCACCCGCAATCCGTTGACCTGTAAAGAATGTATACGCTTTGGCAGTGGACATGACTATGAATTTTTACTTGATTCCACATGATAATATTTAAATCGTTACGAGAGGATAATTAACAATTGGGTTTGACAAAACTACATAAGCGTATTATTTTATATAAACAATGGTATAAGAAACTTAGGGCAGAAGGCTATAGTTGGCACAATTGCGTTAAGTGTGCTATATATAACTCAGGCACACACGAATTAGACGGAAGTTATATAAAATAACGAGTTGGAATATCATCTATTATGGGGGTGAACTATGAATTTAGAACGGCTGCGTAAAGAATTAGAAATAGACGAGGGAGTTAGGTATACCATTTACCTTGATCATCTCGGGTACCCTACTTTTGGCATTGGTCATCTTGTTATTGATACAGATGTTGAGAGTGGACAACCGATCGGGACAGAAATTTCGGATAGTAGAGTTCAAGAAGTATTCGAGACCGATGTACTATCTGTGATTTCCGATTGCAATAAATTATATGATGACTTTGATGAGTTGCCTGAAGAGGTACAGCTAATTGTAGCAAACATGATGTTTAATATGGGGCGTACTCGATTGAGTAAATTCAAAGGCATGAAGAGAGGTGTTGATAGCAAAGACTGGAATGCTGCAGCGGATGAGATGGTTGATAGTAAATGGTATCAACAGGTAACTAATCGAGCAGACCGACTTGTACAACGTATGAAAAGGGTATAGAGTGTTAATAGGAACAAAATATAACTTGACAGATTCGAATATTACAAAACAAGATGAAAGGTATATTGTTCAAGATAACACCAAATTAAAAAATTTAGTAGTAAGCACAACGATACTGCAACAAGCATCTCAAACTAATGGCCATAGTCATGAAGGTCAGGAAGAAGTATATATTTTTACCCTTGGTGATGGAATAATGGAGATCGATAACGCTATGTTTGCTGTGTCAGCAGGTGATACCATTTTAATAGAGGATGGGGTATTTCATAAAGTGTATAATAATGGCAATCAAATACTAAAGTTCATATGCATTTTTAATGGCCAACGACATACCGGATAGATTGTTTATTTACCTCTAGGAAAAAAATATTATGGATACGGTGACTCTTTCCGGGATATATGCTATTGTAGGTTTTCTTTTGGCGTCTTATTCTGTAGTTGGTAATGATTCGGTTCAAACTCTCGGAACCTTTATTGCATCTAATTCAGAACGGTTTAAATGGTACTACCTTTGGGCTGCTGCAACAGCGGTATTGTTGTTTACATTGTGGTTTGGTTGGGCTACTAATGGTGGCGATATATCATATGGTAGACTGAATAAAATACCATACGTGGAAGTGCAGTGGTATCATGCAGTAGCGCCTGCAGTACTGTTACTTTTAACGCGCGCCGGAATTCCAGTATCAACAACGTTTCTTGTTATTAGCGCATTTGCATCGACGTTTGTATTGGAGAAGATGCTTGTTAAAAGTATGCTTGGCTATGCTTTGGCTGCAATTGCCGCGTATGGAATATGGTTTATAATTGCTAGATATATTGATGAGAAACACGATCCAGTAACAGAAAGAAATAAACCTTACTGGAGAGTCGCTCAGTGGGGTACAACAGGGTTCTTATGGTATACGTGGCTTAGCCATGACCTAGCAAACATCGCAGTATATTTACCGAGAGAGTTATCTGTCACGTGGATGTTGTTTGTCTCTTTTGTGTTTACTTCTCTATTAGCATGGATCTTTTATGAAAAGGGAGGAAAGATACAAAAGATTGTTTTGGAGAAAAGTGGTACAAGGTATGTTAGATCTGCCACTATAGTTGATTTAGTTTATGCATCTATTTTGCTGTTCTTCAAAGAATATAATGATATACCTATGTCAACAACGTGGGTGTTTGTTGGACTGCTATGTGGACGTGAACTTGCAATCGCTACCGTAAGTAAGGGCGCCTATAAATTCAAATCAGTATTCCCTATTGTCGGAAGAGATTTTTTAAAAATGATGGTAGGGTTAGGGGTTAGTATAGGAATTGTATTATGTATACATTACGTGTTGACCTAGAACGCAATATCAGGTAAGTTATATTATGAGTTATTTTTGGACGAACATTAGTTTATTTCGCAATGATCTGTTGGTGATAGGGTATCAGGACGGAAAGCGGTTCATGAACCGCGTCCCCGCTCGGCCCCATCTATACGTCGACGACAAAACTGGAACGAGTGAATTTCGTACACTTACTGGTAGTCGTGTCAAGCGTATTGAGTTTGATAATCTTATACAGATTATGAAATATCGTGATTCATATCAAAATACACATGGTTTTAATCTATATGGGCTTCAGACTGCTAAGTCCTGGCATTATGTTTATTATGACTATATCCAAGAGCATTGGTTGGATGAGGTTAAGTATGATGCATCGTTAATTAATGTCGTAGTACTTGATATTGAGGTGGCAGCTGATGAAGGATTTCCTAGCATCGAGCTTGCAACTAAACCAATAACAGCAATTTCGTTGCAAGCTGGTAAAGCTGTTGCTGTTTTTGGTTGTGGTGACTTTGTACCCCAAGACCCCAATCACATTTACTTTAAATGCCAGGATGAAAAAGAACTACTTAAAAAGTTCGTCGACGTATGGAGTAAGATGAATATCGATGTTGTTACAGGCTGGAACACTGAGATATTTGATATACCGTATTTGATTAATAGAATTACAAATGTATGCGGTAAAGAAGTTGCTAAGGGTCTTTCACCATGGAGAATACTGGATAAAAATAGTCGGTTAAAAGCTATGACTGGTAATGAAGGTTGGGACATTGTTGGGATCAATAGTGTTGATTACTTGGCAGCTTACAAAAAATTTACGTATACTCAGCAAGAAAGTTATTCGTTAGACAATATTGCTCATGTAGAGTTAGGTGAAAGAAAATTAGATTATAGTGAATATGATGGTCTAATGGGGTTATATAAAAATAATTACCAAAAATTTATTGAGTATAATATTAAGGACGTTGAGCTTGTTAAGCGTCTTGATGATAAAATGAAGTTGCTTGAGTTGATATATGCAATCGCATATGATGCTAAGGTCAATCTCAATGATGCATTTACATCTGTGCGGCTTTGGGATGTTATGATTAAAAACTATTTGATCAAAAAGAATGTTGTTGTTCCAATGGTGACTAATCAAAACAAGGAAAGACAGAATGTTGGTGGGTATGTTAAAGACCCAATTAGAGGACTACAAAAATGGGTTGTTTCTTTTGACTTGAATAGCCTATATCCTCATTTGATTATGCAATATAATATCTCGCCTGAAACATATAAAGGCCTACATCCAGCAAGAACCTCAATTGATGATATACTTAAAGGCGCGTATGATGATATTGATAATCCAGACAACTGCACTATAGGTGGTTCTGGTGCAATGTATACGAAAGACTTTAAAGGGTTTCTTCCAACACTGATGGAGCGAACGTATAACGATCGTGTTGTATGGAAGAAGAAAATGATTAAAGCTCAAAAAGAATATGAAAAAAATCCTTCTAAAGAACTAGAGTATGAAATAGCTAAATGTAATAACATGCAGCTAGCTAAAAAGATTCAATTGAATAGTGCATATGGTGCTTTAGCAAATCCTTACTTTAGATGGTTCAAATTAGAACATGCTGAAGCGATTACTATGTCGGGCCAGTTAGCAATTCGCTGGATAGAACAGCATATGAATAAATACTTAAATGAGGTATTACAAACAAAAGAGACTGACTATGTGGTTGCAATTGACACGGATTCGATGTACATCACGCTTGATGGACTTGTTAATAAAGAGTTTAACGAGAAGGATAATCCTTCAAAAGATACAGTTATATCCTTTCTGGATACATATGTTCAAGAAAAGCTGGAACCGTTTATCGATAAGTGCTATCAAGAGCTTGCTACTACTGTTAACGCTTTCGATCAGAAAATGATCATGAAGCGAGAGGTGATCGCTGATGTAGGCATGTGGACTGCCAAAAAGCATTATACTCTTAACGTATATGATAATGAAGGTGTGAGATATAAAGAGCCTCGATTGAAGGTAATGGGAATTGAATCTGTAAGATCATCTACACCAGCTGTATGTCGACAGGAATTAATTCTTTGTTGAAGGTTATGCTAAACGAGAATGAAGGTTCCTTTATACAATTTATAGAAACCTTTAGACAGGAATTTATGAAGATGTCTTTTGAAGAGATAGCTTTCCCACGTGGTATAAGTACCATGAATAAATGGGAGGAGCCAGCAGCTCCTTATGGGCCTTATCGTCTTGTAAAAAAAGGAACTCCTATTCATGTCAGAGGAGCCATCACATACAATAATTTATTACAT